TCCCAGATGCGCCACTGATCCCTTTTAATAATCGCACCCTCATTACCGGTGGGGTTCTGTTGGTACTGGGCTTCCCATTTGGCTACTGGGAGTTCTGCCTTGAGAGATTCAAGCTCTTTCTTTGACCAGAACGCAGGCCACAGGGGAGTTCCTGACGGGAGAATAGCGGGGAACTCTATAACCTCCCACTCATCTACTCCATCATTTCCTGACTTCTTTAAGATCTGCCCAGTTAAATCCCGGGTGGCCCATCGGGTCATAACAATGATGATCGCCCCGTTAGGCTGAAGACGCTGACGAGGCCCAGAGGTATACCACTCATATACCCCATCAAATATGGCTGGGTTATTCTGTTTAGCTTCCTGCTCCGAATGAGGGTCATCAATAATAATTAAATCTCCACCGCGGCCCGCTAAGTTGGAACCAACACCCACAGCATAATACATTCCGCCCGCGCTCGTGTCCCAACGACCAGACGCCTTACTGTCCGCAGCTAACTTAACATCAGGAAAAATAGTTTTATAACTATCCATGTCCAAAAGGTTCTTTGTCTTACGACCAAAGTTTACCGCTAACTCCGTAGTGTGAGTCGCTTGTATTATTTTCATCGTAGGATTCTTTCCCATCATCCATGCAGGAAACAGAAAAGACGCAAACTCACTTTTCGTGTGCCGCGGAGCCATGTTAATAATTAATCTTTTTAGTTCGCCGCTCGCGACCCGTTCTAGCTTGTCTGCAATTATTTCGTGATGTCTGCCAGCGATAAACTCTGGCCATTGAGAGCGTACAAATTCTAAAAAATTATTTTGCGCTGATTCGTTTTTCTCAATTTGAGCAAGCCGAAGTTGAAGCTTCAAAGCCTTTTCTTGATGTACTGGATTTATGTCATGATTCATCGGGGGACCCTAAAATATATGCGATTATCTGGGTCATTATAGGATAGTTATTTGCGAAATGAAATATCTTATAATCGTTTGAGAGAAACATGGCCCATGCCGTCGCGGGGGAAAAAAGTAATAAAATTTTTTGGATTTTAAAAAAAGGTATATATTACAACGGCTTATGACCCGATATAGAAGGGACCCTAACGACGGCCAGCGATAAAAAAACCACGGCCAGCGGCTTATAAAAAAATGTAAACAATACCGCCAGCGGCTTATAAAATAGGCCCGCGATCCACGGCCAGCGGCCCAATATGCGCGGCCAGCGTTAGAAGCGCAATAAACCACCGCCAGCGGCCGTTGCAAGTTTAAGGTATATAATGTCATTTTTGCCCTAGAATAGATTGTGCGCGGGTTTTTAATATGTTTGCGGATATGCTGCAGCTCTTTTTCGGACCACTTGCGGGCGTAAAAAATAACCACGGTAGCGCGTATCTTTTAAACGGGTACGTTTGGCCACGGTGCGCGGGCCTTGGCGCGGCTTGTTTAACTAACATAAAAAAGGCCCGCCAAGGCGAGCCAATTAGGTTTAATAAGTGTTTAAAGTTTTATAAGTGATGATCCAAATTAATAGTAATTGAACCGTCGTTTATTAAATCGCGAACTATTTCGTGAACCTTTTCTTCAAATGGTTCGCCGTCCAAATCCATGCGAGCCGTGGCCAGCTCTTTTACTTGCGCTTCTATGGCATCGTCTAACGTTTTGGAAAGCTGGCGCTCTATTTCATCTGAAACTAGGTCCTCCAAGCAATCATCTAAATGGCTCGTTACAGCGTCGCGAATAGATTGCTCGTTATCTAAATAAAATGTATCGCTTTCAAGTATTTCGTTAACGATGTTTTGAACCTCTTTTTGGCCGTCTTTAATTATCTCGCGGGCGTATTGAACCGCGGCAAGCTCACGATTTTCTAACAATGAAAATTTATTGGTTAATCGCAGATTTTCCTCAATTAAATTTTTTGCATCAATTGCTAGTTGTACAATATTAACGCCGTTTGTTTGTACGCAATCGTTGCTTAAACTAGGGTTTTCATAAATTAACTTTACGAGGGTTTCTTTTTTATTAATTAAATTAATCATAATATATTCTCCAAACATAAACCGCGGGCGGAATGCCAGCGGTATGGGATAATTACTATAAATAAACGTGATTTGCAAACGAATAAAAAAGGCCCGCAAAAAGCGGGCCAATTTAATTAAGTTATATTAAGGGAAAGTATTGGAATTTTTGACGGGTCCAAACATTTATAAACACTAATAGAACCGATAGTATTAAAACCCCAAAACCGCGCGGCCATTTTAGCCGCTTCAAAACCGTTGAAAGCTTTAACTTTAAACAATGGTTTTGAAGCGTGTTTGCATAAATAACTATTAACCATTTAAGCCGCCACCCGCGCCCAATCTCGCGCGGACATATCCAAAACTTGGCCGCCGCGAATTTGCCATTGGTCAACGTCGTCTAAATCCGCTCTATGACTAACGGCCGTTACAGCATTAACAAGCGTTGCACGGCTTATTGGTTTACTTTGTTCAAATCCAGCTTGGCCAATCGTCGCCATTAAACCATTCAAAACGTCATTATTTTCTTTTTTGGTTAATTGCATAACTTTACCCAAATTATTAACAACGTCGGTTGCATCAATAAATTCGCCTTCAATAATATCATTTGAAGCTTTTTGCATTTTTTCCAATACTTCATTGAACATATCTTTACTTGAATAGGCGCCAACCAAATCGCGAATTTTAAGCTCTAAAGCTCTATTATCCGCATTTTTAGCCGCATCAGATAATAGGCCCCAATCGTCGCCGTCTCGCGCGCTTGTAATATGGCTGGATCGTGTTTTATTTTGGGTTTGCATTCCATTTAAGCAAGCAAGCGTCCAAGCAATTTGATAAACAGAAACGGAACCCGCGCCAACCTCCGAATTTTGTAAACCGATACCGTTGGCCATAACGTCGCCAAGGCCCGCGCCAGTGCCAGTTTGGTTTAAACTTTTTAAACGCAAGTACAAACGCTTTTCGGTCAAATCCGCATTGACCACTTGAAATTGAGCTTCACTTTCCATTAATTGCGGCAAAGCGGATTGTAAAAGATTTACATTATCAAAAGTTTTAAATCTATCAGATACAAAAGCGCGAGCGGTTCCCGTTGTTTCATCATTATTTAAATGGGTTCTTAACATACGGCGCGTGGGTTCTTTTTGCCAAATGGCATTTGTTAAAGTATCAAATTCATTAGAATATTGAGCTTGCAAACGTCGTGCGGTGCGGGTGTCAATTCCAGCATGCGTTGCAATTTGTGAAAAAGCCACGTCGTTTATATCAAAAATTTTCGTGGGTTCGCCGCGGCTTGCTTCAATTCTTATTTGTGGAATACCGCTTGCACTAGTGGTTTTTTCTAAATCATTAGTAGGCGCTAAAAAATCCGCGCTTTTTGCGGCTTGCTCGCTTACTTTTTGCATTAGATTTGTAAGTGTATTTTTATTATTTTCAATATTATGTACCATTTTTTTGTTCTCCAAATAGTAAAACGGGCCCAATTGCCCGCCTTATTTCTCGCATATATTCCCATATAGGGCAAGCGAAAATTTATAAAAGTTTTAACCTAGGCCAAAATCACCAGCGACATGGTGGCGAATAGTAGCGTTTACGGGTAAAGTTTTAACAAAAGCTTGCAAAGTTTTTGCGTCGTTTTTTTCTTGTAATTGGGCGCTTGTTTTTTCCCACCATATATTGACATTCCCGCCACCAGCATAACAGCCGCCTTTTTCTTTTTCATTACTTGCTTGTTTTTTTGCGTTGCCGTGAGCTGTAAATAAAACAGCGAAATTTCTATTTAATTGAGCGCAAAGCGGGCCTTTATCGCCACCGCAATTTTTGCAACCGATATGTTTTAAATATTCCGCGGGACATCGCAAAGCTTTTACACCGTCAATATCAATATTCTTTTTTGATTTTTGGGTATTCCAAAAATTAGTGGGAACCACCGCCACCGCGGGAATATTTTGTTTTATGCATTGCGCGGCTTTTTTTAGATTTGGCGCGCTGTAATTTATCACGGTTGTTTTATTCGTTAATAAATGAAACCAATAGAGCGGGTCAAAATGCGAGTATGTAAAAGAAAAACCTTTTCGCGGTTTAGATTTTAATAAAGCATCTAAATATTCAAAATCTAATTGGCCAGCGTTGCAACCATTGCCGCTATTATTTAATTCACAAGATTTCGGACATGTCCCATATTTGTTTTTAGCTCCAGCTCTATAAGTCACAGCAATTCCGCCTGTTTTGTTTGCGCGTGATGTTTCTACAGTTTTTAACATTGTAAGTTCTCCAATTGACAATATCCCATATTATAGACATAAAAAAACCCGCCTGTAAAGCGGGTTTTAATTATCGTTTTTTACGTTTTATTTTTTTATGGTTTGCGCGTTTGGATAGTTTCGCATAATTGGGCCCATAAATAAGGCGGCCAATCAATTCAAATATAAACATTTATAAATTACTTTCTTTCTTTTCTAATTTTTCCGCGAATTTATAAATATCGTTTAACATTTCTTGAGCGGTTTCAGTTCTTCCAGCCATATAAAATAATTGGAAAGCGTCTAATCTATTTTTTATATATTGTGAGGTGGTTAATTCTTTTTTCATTTTTTAAACCTTCGAACCTTCCAAAACACTTATAAAACTTTCTAAGTTATCACAATATCGATCATTTAAAGAAATGTCATCATCATCATTTAATTCTTTTTCTTCTACTGCCCAATTTAATATTGTAGCCAATACATATAATTTTAAATCTTGTTCACTCATTTTGTTCTCCAATACTTTTAAATTTACGGTGTTATAATCGTATGGGATTATATAGGACAAATCAAGTTAAAAATCTCACTCCATTTAAAAGGGCTATATTTTCTATAAATAGGCTCTGTTTTTAAACCATCGCTTGCTAAATCTATTGCTTGCGAAGCGTTATATAAACTAACAACAGCTTTATTTTCTGCTTTAGATTGTTGTTTAATTAAAACAAAAGAGCTGCTATGCGAATTTTTTGTTAACCAAGCAATTTGCTGGGGCCTTAATCCAACCGCATTTGCTTTACAAAACTTTAATTCTACAAAATGAAAAAAACCTTTTTCGTCACAAATCATAACATCAGGCATTCCAGCAACGGCCCAATTTTCAATTCGTGTTAAGGTTAATTTTCTATCTTTTAGTTTTTTAGCACCAGATTTCATTTGACGGTAAAAGCCCGCTTCAGTCGTCATTTTCGGTTGGGGTAATGTCAATAATTTTTGCATCGTCTATTTCCCTTAAAGCTTTTAAAACTTCTTCTTTTGTCATGCTATCAATACTACCATGTCTAATTTCTGATTTACTCACATAAATGTCGCCTTGGGCCTGCCCTCTGCGGTATTCTGCTTGCACTGCGGCCGAGTAAGCACCATTTTCTAAGGCTACATCCCTTATGCGTTGTAAATCTCTTATATGGCGCCCATAACTAATATCGTATTTTGCATCTAGCTCTGCTCGATAAGCTTTTATAGCCGCAACTACATGCGGACATTTATGAGGATTGGTTAATTCATAAGCTCTGGTATGAGCGGAGCTTTCTGGATAGCCAGCTTTAACCGCGGCTTCTTTAAAAGTTATTAGACCATCATTAGAAACAAGCTCTTTTACAAAAAGCTCCTGCTTTCGTGTCAAAGGTGTGTCTATAGATAATCTTTTACGACCCCTTGGATCGGAGCGTGGGCCCGTCTTTAATTTATTTGATTTAGGTTTAGCGCGTTCTTTTATCAAAAGTGGTGAAGGTATGGTCCCATATTTGGTTTCTTTTTTTGGGCGACCTCTTTTTGCTGTACTCATATTAATCTCACAAGTTTAACTATCATAAACCCTTATAACTAAATTCTACTTATATACACCAGAAAAATATTTTTTTAAACATTCCCCCCAAAACCCCTTTACGCATTTTTGGCTCTTAATTTGGTTACATATTTGCAATATCATGGTGTAACCATTTGTGTAACCATATTTATTGTTATATTATAGATACTTAACTACCAAGTTACATAAGTTACACTGGTTACGCCTTGTTTTTACTTTTTTTATTTTTTTTATTTTCTGGCCTATATAAGTAAATGTGTATTTTTGTAACCAAAAAGAAAGGCCCCCCAATGGGAGGCCCGTGATCCGCGGTTATCGCCTTATTTATAACGCTTTAAGGTGGTCTGGGCAATCAAATACACCTTGGTCTTCTTTCAACTCAGGGTCTAAAGTAACCAATTGTTGGAACACTTTTTCCATTTTTTTGTACCTTTTTTCGGCTTTTTCGAGTGAAATTTCACCATCTTGGTGTATATTTTCGTCCTCCATATCGCCTAAAACGAGGTCAAAAAGCTCAATTCGGTCCTGTTTTTTGCCTAAAGAATGGGTTTTTTCGTATTGATAATTCTTTTTCTCGACATATTTTATCAATTCTCTCATAATTCTTTCCCTAAAATTTCAATTTTTTTTGCTAAATCTTCTATATATAATTTTGCTTCTGCATCGTTATCAAAGAAGTCGGTTCCACTTGTGCAATTATTTACGGAATATGCACCTTCGCCCATATGTTCAAATTGGTACTCTAAATCTTTATGGTACGCTTTTAAGCATTCAATTACTTTTTTCATAATATGCCCCCCTCACATCTAGATCGACAGACATGCTCAATCGCCAGAAGTCTCCTTCTGATAAGTGAACAGCCATCTTATCGGCCATCCTCCATGCGTTATTTACAAACTCATCGCAATCAAGGTGCCCATAATGCTCGTCGCTTACAGTGGTTGTAGCTATTAGCTTATTATCATGGCTAAATAGTTTAATTTTTGCAGACATACTCATATTCAGTATTTCCCTTCTTTTACATCGTATTGAAGACCTTTGATTACAGCTATCCTGCGTGCAATCGTTGACATCTCGTCCCAATCGTTAATGCTTAGCGTACCGCGCAGACCATAAACTACATCGCTCTTTTCAATATGCTCATTAAACACGTCTGTTTGCATCTCAAGTAAATGATCCAGTGCTACTTGCACCACGTTTATTTCTTCTTTAGTCATGATTGTCTCCTTTTTTAGATAAGCTTTTGAGGGCTTGTTCAAAGCCTCTTTGAAAGTCGTTATCTGCGGGGTCCAAAACAAAAAGCATCAATGCGCTTTCGACACAATAGATGTCACCTGAAGCAACTTCTTCTTTTGCGCTTTTATATCCCTCAGAATATTTAGAGTTTAAAGGTATTACGGTTCCCATAACCTTACCAGCTCCCATAATATTCGACATGGCACCACACGCCTTTTTCTTTTTCTTTTTTATCCAACCAATCTGCGGCGGCGTTAAAAGATGTCGTGATGCTTTTAATGCTTTCTGGGTCTGAAATTACTTCTTCCACGTCCCCAATTTTGCCTAAGTTTTTTTCTTCTACAGCTTTAGCTACTGTACGCAATTTTTTCTGGTCCAGTATAATTTTGTAATCCCCAATGTGTTCTTGGAAATGATGCTCAATATAATTATGGAGAGCCCAGTGCCGTCTCCAATGTCCCATTTGTAATAAAACTCTTTCAATCTCAAAGCCGTCTTTCTTTTGACGTTTTTGATCGTGGCTGGTGTAAAATATCTCTCCAGCTAAATACATATCTAAACCCATTTTGTTCTCCAATTTAAAAGTTATGTTTTTTGTATTATTATATGTATGCGATATTGTCAAGTATGTAGACAAAAAGAAAGGCCGCGATCCGTGAACCGCGACCTTTGGGCCTTTAAGTTTGTAATTCTTTTAGCGATCTTTTTAACGATCTTTTAGCGCGTTTAGATCGCTCTGGAAGTATTACAGCCTCCAATCCTTCAAGAAGCCATTTTATTTCAATCTCTGTCAAATTAACGTCAACAGAAGCAATCCATATTTCTTCGCCTTTATCGGTTTTTTGCTTTAAAAAGCTTGTCATATTATTCTTCCTCTCTTCCACAGTATTCAAGATTTAACCAAGTTCCATGATCTTG